GGCATTGATTTTAGGGATTATTCTGGCCGCAGCAACACTTAGAAGTGTGTGGCGCTCCCATGGGAAGTCAGTGTTTTGAACGCTGACAGGCACTTAGCACCGGGTTTGGGGTCTTAGTGCCCCATTGAAAAGCAAAGCGTTTTCGCGGCGCTCCCCAAACCTTTCTGACGCTCTTTTCCAAGGAGATGACCAATGACGTTGCAAGCCATTGCAGCGGCCGCAGAGCCGCGCCCAGAATTCACTGACGACGACGAGATGGAGATGGAGTTGCGCCGCCTCTGGTCGATCATGACCAAGGATCAGAAGCGGTTCGTGCTCGATAACTGGGATGTGCTGCAGGCAGGCGAGGTGCGGTCATGAGCGCCGTTCCCTCGCCAGAGCGCACCCGTATGCAAGCCCGGCTGCTGGCGCTCATTCTGACGGTCCCGCGAAGCCAGTGGGACGAACTGATCGACGGCATCAAGAAGATCGCTGCCGGTCTCTGCGTCTACAGCGGTCCTGGCGTGTACAGGCTCCGGGAAAGTCCCACGTCGGAGCGGACCGCCCTCTATCACGTCGACGATGTGATCGAGCACCCATCGGGGCCCTTCATCATGTGCCGCAGCACCGACCCGGAGATCCGGCTTCCGATCTCGTTCCAAGGGCCGTTCGAGGCTTGGGCGGTCGAGCGCGTCTATGCGGAAGGCGGTGCGTCATGAGCGCCCTCCGTGAAGCGCAACTCGGCTTCGTCATGGCCGAGTGGGCGGCGGACATCGGCGACGACGATCCCGAGGCGCAGGAGCCCTTTGAGGATGCCATGGCGATCCTCGCCGAGACGCACCCTGCGGACCTTCCGGAGGCCGCTGCCCGGCTGCGGTTCCTGCTGTGCGTGTCTGAGCGGTACAGCGACTGCACGATGGTCCGGGAGGCTATGATCAAGGTCGCGGCTTGGCTGGCGCTGGCGGCCAGTGATGCGCATAGGCAAGATTGTATGCGCACAACACTTGACAGAGAGCTTTTGTGCGCATAGATTATCAGTGTGCACACAAGGAGGCCTGCCATGGCTCGTATGAGCATCTATGTCCCCGACGACATGAAGGAACGCATGGACGACGTCGGGGATCTCAACTGGTCCAGCATCGCTCGGTCGGCATTCTCGACGGCGATGATCCGCAACAACTTTCAGAAGGAACCCATCATGGAAGACGTTATCGAGCGCCTGCGGGCGTCCAAGTTCGAACACGAGCAGCGCGAGACGATCGAGGGGAAGAAGGACGGCAGGGCATGGGCGATGAAGACCGCCAGCTTCGCGGAGTTGCGCGCCATCGCTACTCTCGACCTCGATCCGTACGAGGGAGTGCAGCCGCCGTATGACATTGTGGATCAGCGGCTAGACCACAACAACGCATCTGCCGAAGAAAGTCTGTTCTACGACCATACCGAGCGGAAGATGGCGAGCGACGAATATGTGCGAGCCTTCGTCGAAGCTGCCGGCGAGGTATGGGAGGAGGTCGAAGACCAACTCTGACCGCCTCGCGCTCATCAGACGCCTAGCAACCCTTCAACGCAAGAGCATGATCATGCCTGAGAACAGCAATGCAATGCCCTCCAGCGAGATCGAGAACTTCGCGGGTTACCTCGAATTCGAGAGGCTGGAGTTGATCGAAAAGCTGGATGTCGTGAATGGCTACACGACGGACGATCTCGAAAAGATCGCCCTCTATGGCGCCGCCATCAACTCGATCAGAGACGCGGCCAAGTTCAAGCGTGAGCAGATCGAACGCTGACCATCTGGCCGTCCTTGGCCGCATGGTGCGGCGAAGCCCGCTGGCGGTAGCCGGCGGGTTTCTCATTTCAGGCCGCCCGCAGGAATTCCATCGGGATCGAGACGGCGACGCTCCACCATCGGCCCTCCGGGTTCTCGCTGGTGGCAGGCGTGCCGCGCCCGACCTGAGGCGCCCAGGTGCGGACGCAGGCGCCGGTCCCCAAGCTGATCTCCCGGTTGCGCCACTGCTCTGCGAGCGCGGCCGCGTGCGCCGTGGCGGCGTCTGAGCCGGTGCCGGCGGGGACGAAGAACGTCCCGATGACCGCGCCGGAGTCCTGAAACCAGTTCGACCCGGGCGAGCCGATCGACCGCTGCTCCGCGCTGTCGGACTGGAACTCGACCATGAGGAACGGCACAGGCTGGCCGTCCCCGGCGACGAGCTCGGGCGGCTGCTCGTTTTCGAAGACGACGGTGGTCGCGGTCCACTCGCTGCGGATCGCCTGCTTCACCGCGGCGATCGCATCGGCATAGGTGGTCGACATCAGCGCGCCCTCCGGTTCATCTGCTTCATCCGGCGCTGCTGCTCGCGGGATAGGGCTGGACGCCCCGCAATTGGCGCAGGAGCGGCATTGTCCTGTTCCCCGTACCATGGCAGCAGCGCAGCGCCGTCCTCGTCATGCGTTGCCGGAATAGGCTGGAGCGGCACTCCGATAGGATCAGCCCATCGGCGAAGGATGCGGCTGCTGATGCCGTCTCGCGTCACCGTCGTCGCCTGCGCGAATGCTCCGACGCCATAGACCGGCCGATCACCGCCCTGCACGCCACAGACATGCCGCTGCGCCTCCATCATCAGAAGCGCCACGTCGAGCGGGTCATTCGTGTGCAAGCTCAACTTCGCAGCGTGCGGCTCCAGGCGCTTCATCAGCGGGGCGCCATCGTCAGGTGAGAAGACGACCTGCCCGGACTTGTGAAGCGTCCACGCCGGCCGGCCTGGCTGCCCAATGGAACTGAGGCCATAGACCTCAGGACAATCCCGCGCTTCCGACCAGCCCGCCATCATCAGGTCGAAGCCCGCGCCGATCGAGCAGCGCGCGAGCAGTCCCGAATAGGTTTCGACCGCTTCCTCCACGACTTCCCCGAGGCCTTCGGCAGCCTCATCGAATGACTGGAAAGCGTGCTGGACCGCCTCAGCAAGCAATGGCGTCAGGATGCTCGGCCCGCGAGCGGCCAGCACCATCCGCAGATGAGCGATCGGGTGCGCCTTTTGCACCACGGCGGTCATGGTGCCGTCGGACAGATAGGCCGCGCCGTCCGTCACCACATGAACCGCTTTCGGCGTTGTGAAGATGTTGATCGCACTCATTGTCATTTGCTCCTGCGGGTTTGGCCGGTGCGATGCCAAGCAGCGCCCCGAGGTCTGAGGTTTTGGCGTCGGTGACGTTGGCGAGTGTCCCGCCGCCCTTGATCAGCGCGTCGAGCGAGGCCGAGAGGAAGGACTTACCCAGGCTCTTCAAGGCGCCGTTGATGCCGTCGGTGCCGGTGAGGATGTCCTCCGCGAAGGATTTGAAAGCGTCGCCAACGAAGTCGAACGATTCCTTCAACTGCCGGTTTGCGAGCGCCTGCGCATCCGTCGCGACCCTCTGGCGCGCCAGGGCGTCGGACATGGCGTCGATTTGCTCGCGCACGCCGACCTCCTCACCACGCCCGGCAGACATAGCGGCGCGGCGCAGACGGTGCGCTTCGGTCAGCTTGTAGACCTCGAATGTCGCCTTGCCGGAGACCTCCGCCTGCAGGCGCAGTTCCTCGATCTGGTCGCGGCTGCGCTGGAGCGCATTGTCGAAGGCATCCGAACCAGCGCTCGCCGCGGCGCCGCCACCGGAGCGCGCGGCCTTCGTCTTCTCCTTGGTCGCGTTGGCGATCTCGGCCGCAAGGATCTTTTGCGACCGGGCTTCGAAGTCGGCGATCTTTGCGGACTCGACGCCGTCCGTCCGCATCTGCTGAGCAATCTTCTGGCGATCGGCGAAGGCTTTGTTCGCGTCGACCGTCGCCTTCTGGACCGCATCCATGCCCTCGCGAGCGACGGCCTGCTCGGCCTTGTTCAAATCCTCCAGTGCTTTCGATGCGGTGCGGGTGGCCTTGGCCGTGGTGAGCATGCCTTCCGCGTTGAGCAGGATCTCCGGCGGCTTGCCGACCATCTCGCTCACACGGGTGCTGACGAGCCTGTCGTATTCCGCCCGGGCCGCCGTTAGCTTCGCGGTCTCGGCCGCCAGGTCCTGCCGGCTGGCGTAATCGTTCTTCCCCTTCAGCCCGGCGATGTTGGTCTCGTACTGCTGGATCGCCTGCAGGCTCGACTTGATGTTGTCTAGGTTCCGCGTGTCGCCAAACGACGCCACCGATCCCGCGATGCCGCGGATGGCGCCCGCGACCGCGTTGAGGCCGCCTGCGACGCGCGCCGCGATGCCGAGCAAATTGTCGAGTTCGGCGCCAAGCTGTGCCAGCGACGTCCCGGCATTCGTGCTCGCCTGAGAAATCGTCGTCGCCGTCGCGTTGAAGGTGGAATCCACCTCCCGTGAGCCGTTCAAGAATGCCGTGAAGACGCGATCGGCAGAAAGCTTCCCCTCTTCGCCCAGGCTTTTCAGTTCGCCGACGGCGACGCCGAATTCCTTGGCAATGAGGCGCGCCAGCGGCGGCGCACCCTCCAGCACTGAATTCAGTTCGTCGCCGCGCAGCACACCGCTCGCAAACGCTTGGTTCAACTGCAGGATGGCACCGGCCGATGTCGCCGCGCTGGTCCCGTTGGCGCTGAAGGCCTTGCTGACGGTCTCGACGACGCGGGCAACCTGCGCCTGGCTCTTGCCAAGCTCGGCCGTCGATTTCGAGAGGCCGCCATAAAGCTCGACGACCGGCTCGAGCCCGGTCCGCGACCGGATGGCGATGTCGGTTAGTTCGGCCAGGCGCTTGTTGAGAACGCCTTGATCCTCGCCGGCCACGATCAGCTTGTTGCGGTAGCCTTGGAACTCGTCGCCGGCCCGCCCGATGGCGCCACCGACAGCCGCCAGACCGGCCACCAGCACCGCGCCGCCCAGCGCAGCCCCGGAGAGCGCGCCCGTGTACATGGTGATGCCGCTGGCGGCGTTGTTCGCCAAAGCGCCGACCTGACCAGTCGAGCGCGCCAGGTTGTCGTTTGCCCCGGAAAGCTGGAGCACCCGCTGACGCTGAATTTCCATGAGCTGATTGGCGCGGCCCATGGTGGCCAAGCCCTGATTTCGCGCGCGCTCGACCTGGCGCTCGACCTCCATCATCTTCTGCTGCGCCCGATACAGCGGATCGAGCTGCCGCTGCATCCGCTCAAAGGCTTTCTCGGCCGAAAGGGTCGCGCGCTCGCTCTTCGCGGACGCGACGGCGACACCTTCCTGCGCTTCGACGATGCTGCTGAGATCGGTCGCGACCTGCTTGGCACCCTTGACGCTGGCCTCGATCTCGACTCGGCGGACAACCTTGTTCGTCATGTGATCACCTCAGCGAAACGACGATGGCGGGGACCCGGGAGGCGCGGCCGGCCTTGCCCGTGGTGGCGGTTCCGATCGGCGATCGGTATGAAAAGCGGATGCTGGCGAGGTTGCCGAACCGGCCGGCGGCGATGCGCTGCACCTGCTGGTAAACCCGGCTGGACCCTTCGACCTTCATCTTCATCTGGCCGAGCTCGATCGCTCTCGCGTAGGGCTGGCTATTGAGGAAGATGAACTCCTCGGCCTGCGGAGCGGCCTCGCCGGCGAGCACCTGGCGCCCATCGGCGAAGAGGAAATGCGACCGGCGATAGGCGCCTGAATCGACCGGGCTTAGCCGCTCCAGTTCACCCATGATGAATGCGGTGACGTCGGACCCAACATCGAACTCGAAGACGATGCGGCCTTCTGGCTTCACCGCGTCGAGCGATCGACCTTCGGCCCCGTCGACGAACTGCCGGAAGGGCGGGACGCGGCGCAACACAGCCTGATTTTGCCGCTGCGTCTCCGCAAGCGTCGCCCGCGCGAAACCCGCCAGCGCGCGGCTCTGCGCGGCCGGCGACAGCGTGTCATCCACCAGCACGCGCAGGCTCTGCTCGAAGGGCTGAATTCGGGTCCGCACGGCCATCAGGGCTTGGCCTTCTTCGCCAGGGCAGCCGCCTTGCGCTTAGCGGCACGGTTCGGGACAACGGGAGCATCCGTCTCCAGAGCGGCCAGACGCTTCGTGAACGCTGCGAACTCGGCCGCATAGGCTTCGCGCCGCCCATCCGTGTAGGCCTCCAGCGCCGGCAACGTAGCGCCGCGCATGGCAAGCTCGGTCTGCTGCGAGGTGCAGTCCTGATGCTCTTCTTGGCTTTGTGCCTTGGTCAGCGCATCCCTGTCGGCATCGGTGCGCTTTTCGCCACCCTCGATCGAGGCCCGCAGCATTTCGCCGATAAGACGCCGTGCGATCCCGGTTCCGTGCATCACTCCAAGGGCGTGATAGGATTCGATTGTGGGGACGGTGGTCATTGCGCGATCTCCTCGCAGGTGAACTTGGAACGGCTCATCGCGCCGCGCCTGCGAAGGACGGACGCGCATTCGGAAGAGCAGGCCTTGGTGGAAGACGATGGGTACTGCGGAGTGAAGATCGCCGAGCAGGCTGCGCAGCTTCGCGTCTCCCGTTCCTTGCGGGGGCGATTGGCGTAATTGCACTCTCGGGAGCAGAACTTCTGCCCGTCCAGCGTTGAGCTAGGCCGGAACTCGGTTCCGCAAGCGAGGCAGTTGCGGGGCTTCACGAAGCGGGACGCCGCCACCTTGCAAGCCATGCTGCAATACTTCATCCGGTGATCGCCGGAGACGAAGTCCTCATCGCAGTGGGCGCAGGGTATCGTCTTGAACGTCTTGTAGGCGTCGGCACGGGCGGCAAGCTGCATCTGCCATTCGGCGCGCGTTCGGCCATGGTTTTCCGCGGCCCTGCAGGCCTCGCTGCAGTAGCTCGACATCTGACCGCCGCTATACTGCAGCAGCCGATCGGGCAGTCTGCCAGAGCATCGAATGCAGCGCGTCCGGTGGATCAGGCCCTCATAGGTGTAATCCGTCTGCCCCTGATGCCACGTCGGCCGGACGGCCCCCAAGATGTTCAGGGCGCGATCTATGACACTGCGGGCGGTGTGCTCTGCCGCAGCGAAAGGCCAACCCTCCAGACAGAGTGCGCTCCGGACGCCAGCAAGCGCCGGCCCCTCGAACTCGAACTTGCTGGACCGGCCGCTCCGCAGGATCTCGACTGCGCTGCGCGTGATCCGTTCCTGCCGCGCCTCCGTCAGCTTGGGCCATTTCGCTTTGCGTCGATCAATCTGCGGCCCGGCGAGTGAGACCTTGCCCTTGGTCCGCCAGGGATCAGCGAAGGCGCCGGCCAACTTGAGGAAGCGGCGCGTTTCGGGCGTGATCATCAGCATCACAGCACCAGCAGCCCTTCGGGCCGCTCCTCTGAATCGTAGATGCTGCCGCCCATGCCGGCGGATGCGCGGTTGACGGCCATGGCCGAGGCCACCGCGCCGTCGATCGAGGCATGGCGCTTGGACTTCGCCAGGCGCGTCATGTGGCCGTGACTGTTGGTCTCCACTTCGACGTTGAGGAAGGTCCACCGGAGCACCGGATGGCCGCCGTGACGGAACCGGCGCGCCGTCAGAGCCCGATCAAGCTCCGCGATCGCTGGCATCATGGAGAGCGAGCCCTGCCGATGCTCGACCGCGGGGAATCCGTCCTCGCTGAGATTGTTGAGGGTGTTGCGCGCCAGCGCCGGGTCTATGGCTATCTCGCGGACATCGTATTCGTCGCAGATGTCGCGGATCCGCTGCTCGACGAAGCGGAAGTCCACCACGTTGCCCGGCGTGGCGGTGATCAGGCCTTCGGCTTCCCACCGGACATAGGGCGCACCGCTCTGTTCCTGCCGCTGGCGCAGGTTGAGCGCAGGGCAGAAGAACCACGGCAACACGGTGTAGCCGCCATCCTCATCGGGGAACGCCGCCACGATGACGGTGAGGTCTCCCGACGACGATAGGTCGACGCCAAGCCAGCACGACCGGCCGCGAAGCTCATCCATGTCGATCGGATCGGCCCCGGCGTCATAGACCTCGCTGCTGACGAAGGGCGCCGCGCTGTGATCGAGCCGGATGCCGAGATGGAATTGCTGGAATGCCTCCCTGTCTGCCGGCCGGTTCGCTGCCTCCCTCGCGAACTGGCGCAGGCCGGCAAGGTCGGGATAGCCGTGCGCCAGGCCGGGATTGACCGCGTGCCAGACCGCCTCATCGGTCCAGTCGCTGCCCTTCGGGGCTTCGAAGATGACGGGCAGGAAGCCCTCGTCCTCGATCTCGCCGGCCGCGACCTTGCGGGCATAATCGTAAATCGGGAAGTCCGGTGTCGCGTCGCCGCGGCCGGCCGTCGTGGTGATTACGCAGAGCGAGCCGGCCACCTTCGCCAGGCCTGTGCGCAGCGAGTGCCAGAGGTCCGGCTTCTTGTGCGCCCATAGCTCATCGACCAGGGCGAAGTTCGGCGTGCGGCCGTACTGCGTCGCGGCATCGGCCGAGATCGCCTCGTACACGCTCCGGCTCGTGGTGTGCGTCAGCCGGTTCTTGAAGTCCTGCGGCTGCGCCTTCGCCTCGAGTTGCGGGACCGCCGCGACGATGGACAGCGCCTCGTCATAGGCGATACGGGCCTGCTTCCGATCGGCTGCCGCTGACAGCACCTGGCCGCCGGGCAACCGCTCCGGCCCGAAGGTGTGGAGCAGCGCCAGCACCGCGCCGAGCGACGTCTTCCGGTTACCGCGGCCGACCTGCAGATAGACGACGCGGACCTTCCGCCGGCCGTCCTCATGGGCGGGCCCGTAGATCCTGCGGACGATCCGCTCCTGCCACGGGTCAAGCTGGAACGCCTTGCCCGGCGCCCGGCTCTTTGGGTGCTTCAACAGGCGCAGGAACTTGACCGCGCGCTCGCCATATCCGAACGGATCAGGAATGGCGGATTCGTCAGAGATCCATAGAGGCCCAGTCATCGCCGCCCTCCAGTCGCTCAGGTGGGTTCTGGAAGTGCGCACGTGCCCGCGCAGTTGGACTCAGCCCGAGCTCAGAGCCGAGGCGGACGATCAGTTCATGGCTTTTGCTCATGAGTTGCTGCGCCGGGTGGACGCGAAGCTCGCCGCTCTTGCCCCGGACAAACGACCCGTCCCGCTTTATCGCGCGAACGCAAAGCGCAACCTGCCAGGTGGCAAGCACGTAGCTCGTCACAAGCGGCAGAGTGATCTCTGACAGCAGCCCGCGTGCCGCCAGATCAGCGCACACCCGATTCCACTCCGCTCGCGCCGGCGGCGGGACGTGCGATGGCGGGCTGAAACTCTGCAAATGTGCGAAGTTTTCGGTCGTGGCGTCGACCAGTTTCAGGCTCGGTTTTCTCCCCCTCATCGCGAATTACCCCCGCGATCCGAATTCGGGCTGATCTCACGCGACTGACCCGAGACGGTCAGAGGCCCCTTCGGCAAAGTCTCGACCCGCCCCGGGGTGTTCGCGGTGTGAACAGGGTTTGCACTCGCCGCGTGCAAACTGATGGGCCTCCCAAAGCCTCCCTCGCTGGCAATGGCCTTGCGACGGTTGCAGTCGAGGTTCATCGGCTGCCAGTTCGACCGATCCCAGAACAGCGCCTGATCACCCTTCGGCGCCCTGATGTGGTCGACCATGTTGGCGGGCCTGCCGCAGCCGCAGGCGCAGCGCTCGTTCCCAGGCAGGGCGAGGAAGGCCTTGCTCTCCTTCGACCATGACGCCGTGTAGCCGCGCGCCGATGCGCTCGGGCGCTTGGCCTCGCTCTCCCTGGCGCGCTTGACGGCGCAGGCGCACTTGGTCCCGGCAGGCACGCGATGGCCGCAGGCGCAGATGGATGGTGCGCGCATCGGGCTCATCCAAGGATCCGCCCTTCGTAGCGGACGACGACGCCAGCGATGCGCACGGGCTGGATAGCCTCGATGCGGCGGTCAGCACCCCCTTCGCTCTTGAGGAAGTCACCGACCTTCGGAGCGTTGCCGCCACCGGCTGCGCCCGGCCAGGTGCCAGCGGTGAGCGCGTCTCTGATGCCTTGGACGCCCATGATGAAGGCGGACTGCGCTTGTGTGATGCCGCCGATGAGTTGTTCGGGCTGGTAGCCAGTGAGCCGCGCGCTGCACGTCACCTCGACGAACGTCGAGCCCGTGCCGATGCGGCGACGGAGCTGGACCGTCTCTCCGGCGCGGGCGAGCATGCGTTCGGTGAGGTCGACGAGGTCAGCCATCACGCCACCAGTGCCAGGCGGTAGGGGCTGAGCAGGGCTTGCGCTTCGAGGGAGAGCGCATCGCCATGGGCGGCGAAGTAGGTCAGCGTGGCGACGCCATCCACTTCCTCGCTGCGCAGGGAAGGATCACGGCCCATGCCGGCCCAGGCCTGGCGCACCATGACAATGCAGGCGCGCTCCACCTCATGCGGCAGGGTGCGGCCCTCTGCGCCCGGGAGCACGAAGCCGCTGGTGTAGACGATGCTGGTCTCACCGATGGGCCAGAGATCGAAGCGGGTGCTGGTGCCGCGGTAGAGCAGTTCTCCCTTGTTGAGATCGGCGACATAGGCATCCGTCGCCAGGGCGGTGCCGGCGACGGTGACGCTGGTGATCGAGGCGATGGGCCACCGATCGAGCAGGATGGAGCGACGATCGCAGAGCCGGGAGATGTCGAAGGTCTCGCGCACAGTCTCAGTGCCGAACGTCATCCCGGTCCATCGGGCGATCGCGCCGGAGAACTGGTCGATCAGAGCAAGCAGGGCGTCGTCGGACGCGGTGCCGGTGATGGAGAGATCAGCCTTCACCGCGGCGAGGCTGGTAAGGCGTGTGCTCGCTGCAGGTGTGACTATCTCGATCATGTGGATGCCCATGTCGGAGGGATGGGGTGGCGGATATCGTTCCAGAGCAGAACGACATCCGCCTGCGACCGGCCGGAGCCGGCGGCCTCGCGCGGGAGGCAAATCGGTAAGTGTTACCGATTTGAATCAGGATCAGGCGACGGGGCTGACCTCGGGATGGCCGAGCACGGCGATGGCGCCGAGCACGATCGAGGTGCCACCGGCCTTGGTCAGCTGCAGGCGCGCGTATCGCTTGTTCCCGCGATACGAGACCTTGTAGACGCTGTCCGCGGCCAGGGTGGCCGGGGCGTTGCTGTCCACGAAGTCGGCGCCCGCAGCGACGAAGTCGGAGCCGCTGGCGTCGCTGTCCTGCACCGCCACACCGAAGTCACCGGCCGAGGCGATGGCCCCGGTGGTGATGACGAAGGTGAGGCTCTGGAAGCCCTTCGTATCGACGGTGATGCCGTCGCCGGCTGCGGACTTCACGGCGGGCAGGATCGCCGTCGCAAGCCCGATGTTCGAATACAAATCGCGGCGCATCGATGCGGCTCCTTACGAGGTTGCGGTCTTGAGCTTGCGGAAGCGCGCGGCCTGCAGGACACGGCCGCCGGTGCGCCGGGTCGCGTGCATGCGGGTCACGCCCTTTCGGGCCTGCGTGTAGGGATCGGAGAGGATGGACAGCGCCAGCCGATCGACGATGCGATAGGCGCTGAAGTCTCCGAAGATGATCGGATAGGCGCCATCGGCGATGTCGGGCAGGTCGACCATCTCCAGCACCGGCTTGCCGAGAATGGTCTCCGGCTGGCCGGCGGTCAGAGCAGGCTGCCAGATGTATTCGCCGGTGGTGCCGTTCTTGAGCTTGCGGACGGCCGCCAAGGTGGTGCCGTTCATGGCCCAGCGCGCGCCGGGAGCGTTCCGGTACGCGGCC